TGTGTTACTAAGGTACGTAATAACATATTAGTTTCTTTATTATCATTACCCATTTGAACTGTTCCTGCTCCTGTTGATACAACATCATTTCCTCTTTGTGTTGGAAATAAATCTGTACCTGCTATAACAGTATCTTTATTATTTAAAGAAATAGCGCCCTCAGGTCCTAAAAGCATTCTATCACCATACCCACCATTTCCTTTTCCTTGGGAAAGTACATCGTTTCCTTTTGTAGCATTTACAGCCGCGGCAATTCCTCCTATCATTCCTACTGTAGCACCGATAGCAACAGGTATACCTATGGGTCCTAAAAATTTCATTATTCCCCCCCATATATTAGCTACAGCCACTGTAATTGCTTTAATCGACATTACAGCTAGTGCTGCTGTAACAGCTCCAATAACCCCTGCTAAAGCAGCCATAGCTACCCTAGATTCCATTATTGCTCCTGCTATATATGCAAACGCATTTACTACAGGTGCCAGCATTGCTCCTAAAGCTGTAAATAACTCATTAATTTTCCCCATTGAAGCCTCCATTTTTTCAGCTGCTGATGCTTGGTTTAACATATTATCTAATCCACCTTCTGATATTTCTTTTTGAGCTTGAGCTAAGCCTACTTCTGCTATTCTAGCTTGTAATATTTTTTCTCTTCTTTCTGCTTCTCCTTCACTAGCCCCTGCTAATTGTTCTTGTACAAATAAAGTTTTTGCAAGATCATCCCTAGACATACCAACAGATTGAGCTATTGCTTCTTGTTGTATTCTATTCATTTCAGCAAATTCTGCTGCTGTTCCTGCTTGGTCTGCTATTTCTTTAGCTACTGTAGCTAAATCATTATTTAAAGCTGCTTGTCTTGCTTTTTCTAAATTAAGATCTTTATTTAATAATAATTCGGCTTGTAATTCTTGTTCTATTGATGATTCAAAATCAAGTAAGTTTCCAACTATACCTTCTATTTGTTCCATTTCAAATCCTAATGCTTTTGCACTTTGTACTGCTTCAGCTATTAATTTAGGATTTTGACCAAATGATAAAGTAGTTGCGGCACTAAGAGTACTTATTTCTTTTAAAACATCTTTTTCATTAATAAAAATCCCACTAGCTTTATTTAAAGCTGATACTTGGTTAAGTAAGGCATTAGCATTTTCATCAAAAGAATCACCATTTGCTAAGGATAACTTTTGTATCCCCATCATTTCTTCACCAGTTAAACCTGCTGTCTTTTTTAATTTTGTAAAAGTTGCTAATTGTTCTGCTGTAAACTGAACACTAGTACCTAATTCACTATTAATTTCAACTAAACTTTCAGTTAATCCTTTACTCGAAAGAAATAAAGCACCTGACCCAAAAGAAGCCGCTGACATATTTTGGCTTAATTTTTGTGCTTGATTGTTAGATATATTTAAGTTCTTAGCTATTGATGATGTATTTTCTTGGCTACGTGCAAACCCATCAGCTATTGCCGATGCTAATGCACTTACAGCTTTCATCGCAACGGCTATTATTACCATAGGATCCTTTAAACCTTTTTTAACTTTATCACCAATTTGACCAAACATAAAGTCCATTGTTTTGGTCTTCTTTTCTGCATCACTTAAATCAGTACCTTCTAATGATTCTGCATATTCTTCTGTACTTTTTGCTATGTCATCAAACCCAACAGCAGTAGATAAAGCTCCTAGGCCTATTTTATTCATAAAACCATCAATTCCTTTTAAAATTCCTCCAGCAAGTCCTAATGATCTTTGTATTGCTTCTTCTGTATCTAACCTTTCTTTAGCTATTGTTAATAAATTACTAGAAAGACCTTCATTTTCTTTATATTCCGCACTACTACTTGCTATAGCATTGTTTATTCTTTCTAATTCATCTTTTCTAGCCTTAGTTGATCCATTTAATTCTATTTCAAGTTCAAGTTCAGCTTTAGATATTGCTAAATTATCTAATGATAATTTTAAATTTATTTTTTCTTGTTGTATTTTTTTAACTAAGCTTTTTAATTCTTTTTCACTTAACCTATTTATTCCTTCTCTATCAGATAATAAAGATTGGGAAATTTTTTCTAAATTTCTAAATGCTGATCTTGATTGTTGTAATCCTTTATTTTGTTTTTGCAGTTCATTAACTGTTGCTGAAAATGAAGATACAATGCCATCTAAATCTTTATTAATATCATTAACGGTAGATTGTACCCCTTTTAATGCTTTGTCTAATTTTTCTACTTCTGATTTAGATGCTGCTATTTTAGAAGCGTCCATCCCTTCATAAGGGTTAGTTTCTCCTAGATTCTTGTACAATCTTTGTATTTCTGCTAGATCTTTTTTGACTTTATTTATATCAGCCATAGGTTACATTTATTATAAATATTATTACTTATAACCTGTTTTACCCTTATATTGTTTACTTGCTTCAGTAAATGCTGGAGCATTAACTTTACCATCTTTATTTACTAATGTTTGTTTTCCTTTACCTTTATTTGCTGATTCTTGTTCTTTATTTTGTTTAATATAAAAATCATTTATTTCTTTAAAAGTAAATTTTCTTAACCAAATAGGCATATTATATACTGTATTATAATCATAGCCTCCTTTGCCATGGAATATAATATTATGTATTTGTGTGAATAAATTTAATCTAAATTGAGGTGCTATCCTAGATGTCAGGCCAAAAAAACCTAAGCCCTATAGGGATAGTCACCTCCTTTCCGCTATCTAACACTGTTGTTAGATTGATATCCGGTTGAGTCAATTTAATGTGTTCACGAAAAGATCTTGAATCTCTAGCTAAAAATTGATTATCAACGAATTCTCTGATTTGTTTTTTTTCTGTATCACCATCAACGGATTGAATAATATGTTTCCATCTTGTTGATGTTTCAGTTGATGATTCTTTATTTAACTTTTTAAGTCCTTGGATTTCTCTATCAATTGCTTTTTCATCTCGACCTGTTAATATTTTATATGTTATAATTCTACCAGAAGATGGAACTGTAAATGAAAATTCATTTTTTCCTTCTATCATAGTTTTAGGGTCAAATGGTGTATCTTCTAATGTTGTTAAGTCTACTGTTTCTTCAACCCCATCAATTTCAAATTTATAATCTTTACCATATCCTAAAATACGAGAAGCTATTAATAAAGCATTTTTATCACCAATAATTAAATCATCAATTTTAATATCTTTATCTATAATTAAGGATTGTAGTAATTTATCTAATACTATACCTTTTTTAATATATGCTTGGTTGGATAAAATATCTTCTTCTTTAGCAGTCATGTATTTCATTACTACTTTACCACTCGATAATGGATTTTCTTTTGGGTATATTAACCCCTTTGATGGAATATCTACCTCTTCAGTTGGGAATTTAAATTCGCTCATATAATCTTTATTTAGTTTATAACGTGTTTTATAGTTATACATATTAATATAAAAAAAAGCCTGACCGAAGCCAAGCTATTTTTAAAAATATGTTGAAAATTTATTAGAAATTTAAAATACAGTAATCTGGTTGTACTTCTAAAGATATTTCTTGAGCTGCATTTTCTGTATCCCAATTAAAATCTCCAAAGTCTGCTGATGTGATTAATGCTCCTTTAATGATCCATTCAGATACTATATCACCTACTGGTCCTAATACATCTAATGTTAGATCTTTTTTATAGAAATCACTATATCCATCTCTACCTGTTACTGATTCGTGGTGTAGTCTTACCCATTCCATTACTGCTTGCGCACCTGATGGAGTGATTGGATCAAATAACGTCATTGAGATTGGAGCCCAAGTAGATTTACCTTTAACAAATCTTTGAACGTTAATATGATTTAAAGCTACTGTACCTTGGTTTAATGTTACAGCTCCCATACCTTTAATTTGGTAAGATGGGATTCCATCTACATAAAGAATAAATCTATTCTTTTGTTTTGGCTCAAATGCTGTAAAAAATATTTCGTTTGGGTCTAATACTGCCATTTTTATTGTCTTATTTTATTATAAATATTCTATTTTTTAGTTTTTATGATGGAAATGTTGCTCCAGTTGGAAGAACATTGAAATCCAAAATTATAAATTCAGCTGTTTTAGTTGGTTGTAAATAAATTTGACCTACTAATTCGTTTCTATCAATAACATCTGGTGTGTTATTTGTAGCATCCATTACTACTTTAAATGAATACAATCCTTGTCTTTGTTGTACACTTTCTAAGTATGGGTTAACTTGTGATAAGAAACTATTTCTTGTACTAATTGTATTTTGTTCAAATACTAAGTTATCTGATACTTGTACAATATAGTCTTTAAGTGAAATTAGTAATCTTCTTACATTTACTCTATCTAAAGCACTTGCTCTTTTCTGTAATGTTTTCTGTCCAAATACTACTGTTCCACTTCCTGGGAAAGTTGCTATTGGGTTAACATTTGCTTCATATAATGTATCTCTATTTCCTGATGTTAATTTTCTTTCAGCTCTTATTACATTTCCTAAAGCTCCTCTAATTAGACCTGCTGGTGCGAACCATGGGTCAGATGATGCGTCTGTAAACGCATATACGCCTGGTATAAACACGGACGCTGGGCTCCACACGGATTGTGCGGTATTAGGATCAATCGATTGTAACCACGGCCAATACGTAGCTGCATAACTTGAATCAAATGCACCTGCTTGTGTAGTTACTGTATTAATTGTTGAATTATAAGGTACTAAATCGACAACTGCCATACAATCTGTTCTTCCTTGTGCTAAATTAACTATTTGGTTAACTTGTGAAGCATGTAAGGAATGAATTAAACCTGGAGCTGAAATTACATTGAATTGGTAATCATCAGTATTTGTTAATAGGTTTAATGATTGTGTGTAATCGTTAGCACTAATACCTTGAATGTTTGTTGCATTAATATTTTCATTAAATTTAGCATCATTATAAAAATTCTCACCAACTCCTCCTTGGAATGAACCTGAACCTATAATTGGTAAACTACTGAAATATGCTGATTTAGCATTTCCATTATTATCAAAATATTGTGGTGTTGGAGTTAATACTTCTGAAACTCTTACATATGCACTTCTATTAGGATAGTTACCATTTGTTTTAACATAGTAATCTGTTCCGTCTTTTTCTACTGAATAATAAGTATCTCCAATCGCTCTAGCTATATAGTTAGGAGCTGTTGGGTCCATTGATAAATTATTATAAGATTCTAATATTGCTTTTTGGTTTGTTACATCATTACCTCTTCTAATAAATAAAGCAAATTGTCCTGATGCTGTATTTTGTGCCGGTATTTCCCATCTTAAGTTATCAGCTGTACCATTAGCTAATGCTCCATTAGCTAAATCTCCAGTAGATGAATAGTTATTCATTATTGAACCTTCTGATAGAGTTGATAATTTAAATGCAGCCCCATTCAAAATGTCTGCTGCTGTTAATTGGATTTGAATGTTTGTAGTACCACCAACTACTGCTGATGAAATTTCTAAAAATTCTCCAGCTACATATCCTACACCTGCTGTAAATTTAACACTTGTTACTACTTGACCAGAAATAACTAGCACTGCTGCTGCCGTTGAACCACCGGATCCACCAGTAATTTGTCCTGCAGTAACAGTTAAACTTGAGTTGTTAGTTGCATCAGTACTATTTGTTGAAATAGATGAACTTACGTTGAATGTAGTATTTAAGATTCCTGTTGCTACTGCTCCATTTTCAATACTTGAAGAAGCTTCGCTAAATGATCCAGTTACTACTCTAGTTACTAGTAATGACTCACCACCTTGTTCAAAGTAATTCTGTGCTGCTGTTGAGTTTAAATATGTGTAGTATTGGCTACCGCTTTCTACAGTGCCACCAAAAATAGCTTGATATTGTGAAAAAGATGAAACTGCAGTTGGGATACCTACAGGCCCCATAACTGCTGGTCCTACAATTGCCGCACCATAAGTAACGGGTCTGGAACCAATAAAAGATTGATCATTTTCTCTTGCTAATACACCGGGAGATATTAATGTTTCTGCCATTGTCTTATATTATATTTAATATTGTTTTGTTATAAATATTAGAAACTATTTCAAAAATCTATTCTATCGCAGCAAATTCTCCAGTTTCTAGGTCTATATTACCTTCACCGTATTTATCCTGCAATTCTTGGGCCGACTTTTTTTGCCTTGCCTGTAAATCTATGAAATCATTTCTTAATTTCTTTCTTCTTTCTTTTAGACTTTCAAGGCTAATTTCTGTAGCATTTATATCTAAATCTAGTGCACCCAAATTAACTATAATTTCATTATTTGCCTTTTGGATTTCCTTTAATTCTTGCAACTCTTCTTCTTGTAACTTAACTACTGACATAATTGTTTTGTTTTATTATAAATATTAATAAATTGGTTAAAATTAATCTCTTTTTCTACCATCTGATGTTGGGTTCCAAACTACATCACTATCATGAATATTACTAACAGCTTCGGTTGTAATTGTAACTTTTGCTTTAGAGTTATATTTTTTAGTTGAATTTAGATCCTTTTGAATAGTGTCTGGGATTAAATACCCACGTAATCTAATATTAAATGTGCCAGTAACCAACCTATCTTTATTAACTGTTAATTCTGTTGCTGTAGTAAAACTATCTATAAATGACCTAAACATATATCTTTCTGGGTTACCCCAATAAGCATCTGATGCGTATTCACAGGCTTCAACTATTTTATTTAATTGTTCCATATAGTATGTTTGTATTAAACAACTATATTCTAGAGTTACATAATCAGGTTGTGCTACTACATGAAAGGATTCAACTGGTCTTCTATTATTTAGTGTTCCAAAATTACTATAGAAGTTTTTTGAGCTAAATTGTTTTGAAAAAACACCATATAAGTTAGGCATATTAGCATCTAATTTATTTGCTACTGTTCTATCTTTAGTTAGAGTATCTCTTTTAATTACAATAATAGGTAACATGATAGCACCTTTTTTATCTCTATAATATCCATCACGTTGAAATGATTTCCATCTTTCAGGAGCACCATATATTACTGGTACTTCTCTACGTTGACCATTCTGGTATACAAAAGGCTTGATTTTATTTTCAAAGTAATAAAACACAGCTTCATCTATATCTTTAACTCCTACTGAAAATTGTTTAGTATCATCACCCTTAAAACTCATTTGTGATGATCTATTATGTTCTATACCTGTTTCATTATAATTTGGGTTATTAGGTATAACAGCATCATTAGGGTTTCCTACTCTACCACGATTTTCTATCCCACTAAAAGCGTCATGTTTCTTTTCGCTTAAAGTTAATTGTGATTTTGGTATTGGTTTTCTTTGTCTTGCCATTAGAATCTTTCTTGGTATGGTGATATTGCTACTTTATCAGCAGGTATGTAATATGTAGAAACTAAAATTGATATATTATTACCAAATTCTTCTAACCCGGGATTTAAAGGGTTAGATTGTCCATTAGAATCATTATTAGGATAATCTGGATTTTTACCTCCCCAATATTGGTTAGATACTGTACTTTGTACTCCATAATATCCTTCTTCATATAAAATGATATCACCTACTCTTGGGACAACATCTTTTGCTACTAAATCATCTCTTAAAAAATAAAATTCAATTGGTTGATTATATTGAATACCTTCTACATTTTCACCATATTCTTGGTTAGATCTATTTATTAAAGTATTAAATAAGAAAGGACCATTGTAATATTTTTCTTCAGCTGCTTCACCGTAAATGTTAACTTTTGTCTGTTCTAGTTGAAACTGGTATATGGCTGCTTGTTGAGTAATAATATTACCCATTACTTCTCTATTTAAGTGCCTCATAAGGGACCAGTCCCTCTGTCTAGTAAACATTGCCATATTATGCTATATATATTGTGTAGGGCACTTGCTGTAACTCAACC